GCCCTAGAGCGTCCCCTCCGGTTGAGGGAAACAAGATTACATCGCCCCTCTGTGCAGCGAATCGGTTTATTGTAATAAGCATAGAATCGACAAGCTTTTCTAAGCCACCGTAAGCATACAACCTTCGCGAAGCGCCGAACTTCGTTTTATAGCCACGGAAGTTCTCGGCGAAATCTATGTTGTGTAGTTCGCGAACAGCGTCCGCAACGAATAGGCAGCAGTCATTCTTGCCCCACTCAAACGGCATTTCTCGGCGCTCGAGCAAGAACGCTTCAAGTAGTCGAAGCTTATCTTGATCCATTAGGTCTGCACGCCGTCATATGAGTTTGACGACGGCTGCGCCGCCTCTACTGTATTTCCGGCCCGCCCCCAAGGTATCTCTTTGTCCTGCAGCGCGGGGATAAACTCCATTCCTAGATCACCCGGAAACTCCCTCTGTTGATCCTGATCCGTATACCTCGACGCCCTTGGTCGCGAAAGATCAATTAGCCGCGATTCGTATGTAATCGCAATCGAGCAGGTTTCGGCATCCTCAGAGATAACAGGAGTATCAATCCGACCTTCAAACAAAAGATATGGGTCGGCAACGATCGTCCCACTAGAAAGGAATCCTAGCCATACCTTTCCTAGCGCCCCTTGCCTTACGTCTTGCAGGACAAGCGAGATCATGTCAGCAGGGATGCCGTTAAACGTAACAACAATTCCGGTAGCCTTAATCTCCGCAGTCTCTTCGATGTTAGAAATCTGCACAAGGTTTCCGGCGCCGATCCATGTCTGCGCGTCCCAAGTGATATCACCAAGACCGCTCCACATACGGACGTTTCCAGAGGAGAACTCTCCGTATAAGAAGATAATCGGGCTAACGCTCGCAGAGCTAATCTGCGACAACATCCCCGCCGAAAGACCGCGACTCATAGCGCCTCCGTAGCGGAAAACGCGATCCCGTACTTCGAGACGTAATCCGCGTCCCACCCGAGATCGTTACTGTCCATGCGGAATACACCGCAAGGCGACACGAATGTTACCGCCGCGCCGCTAGATGCCGTTGCTTTAATCGTTGGCTCTACGCTTACGCTTACAACACCAGACCCGTTGCTCGTCGCGTCTGCGGTAATCATGTACAGCTTCGAGGCGGAAGTGCTTCCGATCTGAATGTAGTCCCCCGCCCTAAACGCAACAATGCTATTGCCAACCCCTGTAATCGACACATCATAGTCACCGATAGCCACAGCAGCGTTAAGCGTCGGTGTAGCCGATAGACTAATCGCCCCCCGAGGGTTTTTAGCGTCCGGGTCGCCAAGCAGAAACGTTCCGCGCCGACCATGAAGCTTCATGAAGAAGCTTTGCCACTCCGCCGCCACCGCTCGCTTCATCGGAGGAAGCTTTAGCTCTGCGGTCCATAGCGCCATGCTGTATTCATAAGTCTGCTGCTGGCCGGTAAACGGGCTTTGTGCGACCGCAACTGCTCTACGAATCGCGAACTTCGAAGACACAAACCCCGGTGTCGCCGGTAGCGACAAAGGATAGGATGGTGCTGGCATTATGCGAACGCCTTTCTATACGATCCGCCTCGCGTAGCCGCTTGCGCTACGGCGGCTTTAGTAACCTCGGCGATCTGCGGCATCATGTTACTAATCTCCGCTCGGACCGTAGCCTGAACGCCGGTGGTTATCGCGATAGTCTGATGCACAACTACGCCACCACCGCCTGACAAAGCGGATCGCGTGTTGTTGGAATTTAGGATTGTACCGGCGGACTGCGGCACAAAAAGCTCAGGCCCGCGCTCTCCTACGATCGTAGGCATACCCGAAGATACCGCCCCTCCGCTCGCTCGTTCTCGAAGGCTCGACCCTATAATTCCATAGGACGATCCAAGCGCCACCTGTTCTGTTGTCGGCATCCCTAAAGCGGAGCGAATCGAATTCATAATCGGAACCACAACAAGCATCTTCGTAACCTCCTGAAGAAGCATCGTTGTCAGATTCCTAAAGAAGTTCTTAAACGCCTCTCCCGCAGTCTCGACACCGGTAAAGATATTGACTAGCGTGCTTGTCATCGCGGTTTCTGTCTGATTAATAACTTCCCCGACTGCCTTCATAAGCGGGTTAGTCATAATAAGCTGCTCGTTAAGCTTTTTAATCGCTCGCGTGTATTCCTCTACGCCAACCTTCCCAGCCGCCCTAGCTGCCTCAACGTCGGCGAGTGTCTGCCGAAGCCTCTCTTCTTCCGTTGCGAAGGATTTTACGGCGCTTACTCCCGCTCCTATGCTTTCCTTAATCTTCTCTGCATTCTTGATTTCGTTAAACACCGCCCGCGCTTGCTCGTATAGGGCGCTTAATTGACCATCGGTAAGCACCTTCCTCGCCGACTCAGTAAGCTTTGCAAAAAATACCTCGAATTCATCAGTTGTCTTCGCCTCAAGCTTAAGATCCTCGAGCGACTTCTGAACGTCTTTAAATGCCTCGAGTCTTTTTAGCCCACGGAAACTTTCAAATAACTTTGATAAGTCTACGTTGTACTTTTCGAGAAGGGCTACGGTGTCATCCCCAATAAACTGCCTAAATTGCTTCTGCAGGTCCGACATCGAACCTTCTTTCCCCATTACTTCAATCTGCCGCCGCAATCTAAACATAGCAGCATCGGCCTTAGACATTTCGACGGCTTCTACAGCGGTTTGTAGCTCCTTAAGGTCGTTTAGATTACCCTTAAAAATTCCGCTCTGATTTACTTGAGCAAGTAGCCCCGATGCTTTTACTGCGGCAATAAGTTCTTTCGACCATCCCTGCACCTCGAGCTTGTTTGCAGCCGTCTCATTTTTTAGATCTTGTAGAGCGTCCTTAAACTTCTGCGCCTGTTCGACCGGCTTATTACCAAGGGCTTGCGCGATAACATCGCTCGCCTCGTCCATTGTTTGTTTTACTTCTTCCCCGGCCTTTGCAGTCCCAAATATTTTTTCGTTTAGCTTCTCAATTATCGGGTCAAGTATTCCAAGCGCCTCGGACGCCGCTAAAAGCGCCAAAGCAAGGATCATTACCTTATTCTTAGCGAGCAGAGTAGATAGGGCGGCGAACGCGGCAGCGGCCTTTCCTGTACTAAGGGCGAACGTAATCATCGCCGTCGCCAAGGTGACGATCTTCTGCGCAGTAAGTATTGCCAAGAACGATAGAACAACCTTAGTCAATAGCGCGAAGTTGTCCTTTAAGAACACGATTGCGCTATTTAGCCCACGAACCGCAGCCCCGAGTGCCTGACCGATTGTCTGCGCAAGAGAGCCGCCGCTATCAGTCGTCTCGGTAAGCATTAGAACGAGGTCGATAAGCGCGGTTTTTAATCCACCCTCGCCGATCTGATTATAAAAACGATTAACAGCGTCTTCTAAGTTCGAGAGCTTGCCAGTTAACGTATCTGCGGCCTTGGCAGTTGCGTCCGCGAAGTTAGTCTGCGAAATGCGTTGCAAGTATTCGAGGATATTGCTCTTGTTAATCGTCGTCGATACGCCGTTAAACGTTGCTACTGCATTATCGCCCTCTGTGCGAACGACAATACCGAGACTCTTAAGCATCTCGAATTCGCCAGTAGTCGCATTCATAATCGCCTGCGCGACATCCTGAATCCGCTTACCCCTAGCCGCCGCTAGGTTGCCGACATCGATAAGCACTTGCTTCGTTGGCGCGATCCCCGCAGACGCAAGCGTAATAAAGGCTTGCGTTACCTCTTGAAGCTGAAAGGTCGTTGTCTCGGAATATTTTGTGATAAGCGTAAACGCAGCGGCGGCTGTTTCCGCATCCGGTGTAATCGACTTAAGCCGCGCCTCGAGATCCTCGAATTCGCGGATAACGGACACAACCTTACCAATCGTTACCGCGCCCAAGGCGGCGCCGATCGCTACGCCGAGCGCCTTCATCGCAGACGACGCGCTAGCCGTTGCGTTCTCGACATTCTTAAGGGAATTGTTGGCAGACGAACCGAAGTTCTTAATCTGCCCTTCGACTTTAGAAAGGTCTTGCCGCAGACCGGTTAGATCTGCCTCGATCCTGACTAGGAGCGTATCTAGGGTGGTTGCCATTAGTCAGGATACCTTTCCATCAAGTCATTCAGTTCATCCCTAGACAGAGGCGGCGGTTTCGCTGAATTAAACTGCTGGAACCCGCGAATCGCGGCGTACCACTCACTTGGGCTTTGTTCCCAGAAATCTGTCGGTCGCATACCCATCGCGCCCAACCCGAGTTCCATAAACCGTACCCAAGGGATTAACTCGACTCGTTCTCCGCCGCCGCCACCTTTCCCGGCTCACCCCCTGCGGTAAGCGCATAGGCGATGATCTCGCCCGCTACTCGCATCGCCTCTGCTAGCCCCGCCGACCAGATTACTTCCCCGACTTCTTTCTGATCGATATTGTTGCCGCCAGCCCTTACTACAGGGGTAATAATCGTTAGAAGCTCATTAACCCGAAGGTCGCCTTCCTGAAGCTTCTGCGCGATCTTTACTAGCCCCATACCGAGAGAGTTCTCGATTCGCATTAGCGTATCGAGTGTAACCCTCCCTGTAAACTGCTTCTCTCCGAGACTAATCTTGAGTTCGCCGCGCTGCGGGTTTGTCATTTAGAACCTCTTTGGTAGATACCAACCATACTTCGCTACGATGAGCGATGTTCTCTACGCTCTCGACCAAGAACTGCTTGCCTTCAACCGAGATTGTATCCCCGATCGCAACTTCTTGCGGAATCGAAAAACGATCGCCCTTTCGGGCCACCGTTACCGCCGATCCCCTAACTACCGCATCATAGGTCGTCCACATCTTAACTCCCTTATGCGAAGGTCACGGCGCCGGAAGACTCGAGAGTTACAGAGTAGGTTACTTCACCGTTGTATTCCCCGGCGTACTCTAGGGACGCAATCATAAACGTCCCTGTATACGTCCCAAGCTCCGGCACGATAATCTGAAAAGACGAAAACGATGCCGCGTTAAAAGCGGTTCGCAGCGTCGCCTCGGATGCGGCGTCGGTAAACACACCGGACCCGGACACGGTAAACGACGATACCCCGCCTTGTGCGAGGAGCGTGCGGACCGCAGACGAATCTTTGTTCGTTACGTCTACAGGCTCGTCGTTCATGGTGATCGACGTAGACCGAAGCCCACCGACCGTTGCATATGAAACAGGAGAACCGCTTCCAATCTTAAGAAGAAGCGAGGAACCTTTTTGCGCGGCCATTTAGTCTCTCCTTATACCGTTGCGAAGGTAATCGCACCGGCGGATTCGAGCGTAACAGAGTAGGTTACTTCGCCGTTATATTCGCCAGCGTACTCGAGCGAGGCGACCATAAACGCACCGGTAAACGTGCCGAAGTCCGGTACGATAACCTGAAAGTTCGCGAAGGTCGCAGTATTAAACTTCTGCCGAAGCGTCGTCTCCGAGGCGGCATCCGTAAACACTCCGGACCCGGAGATTGTGTAAGACGTTGTGCCGCCCTGCGCGAGAAGAGTACGAACGCCGCTCGAGTCTTTGTTCGTTACATCTACCGGCTCGTCATTCATCGTAATCGATGTTGACCGCAAGCCACCGATTGTCGTAAACACCTCGGGACTTGCGCCATTTCCTACCTTGAGCAAGAGCGAGGAGCCTTTTTGCGCTGCCATAATCTACCCCTATAAGTCAAAGATCGCGGCTCGAAACCTAATGATTCCATGTCGCGTTAGCCCGTCAGCGTCCATCAGTGTAGACGTAAACTCCTGCCGAAGATTCACCAATGAGGCTCCGGTTACAGCTAAGGCATAATTATGAAGCAAAGTATAGATCCGTTCCATAATCTGCTTCGTTTCCTTAAATCCACGATATCTCGACCAAACATGGATTGTAATCGTGTATTCCTGCCCGTCTAGCGTCTTCGACCCATTGTTAATCGTCGTCTCTTCGCCGATCACAACGTATGGATACTCGGTATCTTGCGGTACGTCGTCGTAAACGCCCTCGACTATACCCATTAGGGTCGCGTCCCCCGTAAGGCGGCTGTAGACTGCGC